ATATTTGAGGGGGGGTGCCTTTTGCTAGACCCCCCTCCCCCCTTCGAATAGGGTCGCGAGTGGTCTAGGAAGAGAACACCGAAGACTTACTTTCTTTTTTTAATAATAATTAATAATAATAAAAGAAGAATAAGTCTTCGGCGCTTCTTTAATAATAATTAATACTACTTGTACATGAAAGACAAAACAAGAAGTTAAACTTTTGTTATGGTGGTTTGTTTTTTAAAGAACACGTCCTCTTTAGTTACTTTGATGTGTTTACCAGAGAAGTTGTATCTAACTATGTCACTCATTGCTTTGTCGTTTGCTTCATCAGAAACTATTTCATTATCTGCAGAGGAGAACCTTGCCAAGAGACCAGGAGTATCATGGCCTAGACGCTGGTCCTCATAATACCACTTAGACCACTGGGTAAAAGGATTATACGGATTGTCCTCTGTAGTAAGTAGAAAGACGGGTCTTTCAGACATAACTATCCTCCATATTATCCTTTATCTATATCGTGAATCTGTGCTACTGGTACACCTAATGCTTGCGCAACTTCGGCCGCTGTGTATCCGGAATTAATAAGGGCCTTGGCACGGGATTGTTTACCGGCGGATAGCCCCGCCTTTGAGGCCCTGGGTGTCGCATGTCCCCTAACAGCAGCCATATCTGCGTTACGAAGGATGCCTTGTAAACGAGTAGGGGTTACTGCACCGGCTTCAATTGCCTCCCACTCCCTAGTAGTTATTTGAATCACAGGCTTACGAGCTTGTAATCGGGTTCTTGCTGTAATGATAGCACGCCCCTTTTCCTTTTGCATCTGTGCATAAGACATACCAGGATTGGCCTCTCTCTGTGCTTTAAAGATTTCACCGCCTACGATCTGGGCCTTTCTCTCTACTGGCCTTGACCTAACGGCTTCCTTATACTTAGCATTTAAAGAATCAACCTCTTGCCTATATGTACGGAAGGCTTGTCTATTATAGGGTGTTGCATGTTGACCTATGGTAGCTAGGCGAGCTTGATTAGCAAGAAGCTTACTTCTATTAGCATGGTCTGCATAGACCCTTTCTATTACGGTGCCAGAGGATAGTTCTTTACCATCTAAGGTATATCCATCCTTTGACTCTCCCATCTTAGTAGAGCGTATGGTTTTAGAGGTTTCTATACCAGTCTTTTTATTGATATAAGTCTCTTCTGTATCAGACCATACTCTCTCACCAGTAACTTTGTCTATGGTATAGCGATCTCTTCTAGCAGGCACTCTATATTCTGCACTTGCCTTACTAATTAGTGTCGCGGCGCCCGCTGTTGGACCTCCTTGATATGTCTCTTTTAAAGACTTAATGCCCTGATCTATCTCTGATTGTTTCCAATTAAGATCGTGTTTCTCAGCATCAATCACAACCATGCTATGTTTAACGGCTCTTGCTATTTCACTTTGATTTGCTCCTTTAATTGTCATATCTGTTATTAAATTAGATACTTTTCCCATCTCTAATTGTTTTTGTGTTTCGGTTATGCTTTTCATACCAGGATATCGGGGATATGTTGTGACGGGATCGAAGGTTTCTAACTCTCTTATAGATGGTGCTGTACGCAACCGCCCATCCCTATTAGGTATAACAAGAACCGTGTCTCCATCGAAATCCGCACCGGAAAGTCGACTGGCCACATCAGGATGTATACCTACAGCGTCCATCGGTGCAGTACCAATAACATCTATGAGATCACTATATTTGTTGTTAACCGTTAATGTTGGTATTTCAAAAAGACCACCGTGAGGATATCGAATAAGAGATACCGTGTCTCCATTATTATAGTTCGGTGCATAAATCTCTGTTATCTTCATGGTGGGGTCTGGAAGTAACACATTAGTTGTTTGTCTGGGTAAAGCTGCCGCCTTTAAATCTACTGCTGCTTTATCTTGTGCATCGGCGAATTGCATTAATAGATGGTTTCTGACTGTAGGATCAGTCAAGGACATGATCTCATCCAATTCTGCTTTGGCGTTATCGTATGAAATATCAAGTTGTTTGGTCGCTATTCTAGGCGCCTGTTTAGAAAGTACTTGAGAGGCTAGAGTTTTATTCCAAGTCGACCATTCTCCTTCTACGGCTAATGTGTCTCTCTCACCAACAATATTAAGAGGACCTTCGATTTCGTTTCCGTTTTTATCTAAATACGTGTTTGGCTTAACTACGGTTTTGAATGGGCTCACTTTATTTTCTACTTGTGGCTTCATAGCATCAAGATCGTTTCCTGTTGGTGTTTTGTTTGTATTATAAATAATGTCTACTCCATCAGGTAAATCGTCTCTTAACACGGCCATCCCTTTCATAAAGTGTGTACCATCTACACCAATACGAACCTGAGCATATGCTTTGTCTCCCAGATCAAACTCGGGAACTTCTCTTCGAAGCTCTATCAAACCATCTTTCTGAGCACCACCGTCGTCTTTGTATTTAACTAGGATTCGACCAGAGGACACGTTTTGAATTTCTGATGCTTCTATATAGGTAAGTCCTTTATCATTTGAAAAGTGATTAGGAACCGCAATCTTTGCTTTGTTGTCTATTACTTGCTTATACGTTGTTCCAGGCGCGGCCAAAACTAAAACGGTTGACTTATTGTCTATTGAGCCTAGCTGTTCTTGATAAAGTTTATGAGTTGTATAACCCTCATCCTTTAACAACTGAAGCGCATTATCCATTTTTGGTCTTGGCACTCCCATCCAAAGCTCGGAGCCTTCTCCTACGTCTACAAAGCCGAAGAGCTTTACCATAGCCTTAAGGGCTTTGGCGGTGTTATGAATAATTTTAAATTTGATGGCTGCCGCGGGTCTTAGAAGATCTCTAACTGTAGACGCAGCCAACTCAAATTCTCTGGCTATAGAAGCTATACTCATACCGGCCGCTTTTTGTTTAGTAACGTTTATTCTTTGAGCTTCTTTTATCTCAGCTTTTACAATAGCTTTTCGATTTCGTAACTCTTTAGTAGTCATACCTAACCCCGCGGCGATCTCCTTTTCGCTTAAACCTTTAGCGGCCATTCTATCAGATCTATATATAATGTCTCCTCCACTACCCCAAGGGTAACGTCCGCTACGTCTGAGTATTCCGTAGTGAATCAGTACTGGTTCGCCCATGTTACTCTCCTAAGAGATCATTGATTAATTGGTCTGAGTGTTTTATTTGTTCACATACATACATTATTTCTGAAGGTTCTGGTTTGGCTTCCAATATTTCTTCATTCTGATAAATTCTAAGAACGATTTTTTTTAATTCTCTAGGATCTATCGAATAATCTAAAACAAACAATCCTGCATAAACCATAAGCTGCTGCATAACACCAGGTGTCTTTCCTGTTTTTAAATCATGAATTCTAAGAACACCATCCCGAAAAGAAATCGCATCCGCTGTACCAAAACAATGTGGACTATAGTATAACACGACTTCGGATTTCATCTGAAAACCAATAGCATCATTTACAAAACTATTAAGCGATTCTGCTGTGTTTGGTAAACGAATAAAAAGCGAAATTAACTCCTCGGCTACTCTATGATATCTGGTACCAAGTTCTATTCTTCTATAGTTTTCATATGCAATTACAAGTTTTTCAGGAGAGTAGTTTAACCAATGATATCTAGAGGGGGACAAAAAGGCATGAGTTCCTTTAAGATGTGAATAACTCTTCCAAATCATCTAAGACCTCCTCTGCGTTTTCTGGATAAACAAAGCGGGAAAAACCTTTCTCGTTTAGGCGTGTAACGTAATATTCCTGATTTGGTTGGCGATGGGCATTCTTAGATTCTTTAAATTCTAAGGCTGCCCAAACGTGGTTAGGCCCCAGAATAACTAAATCGGGCTGTGATCTAGCATAGGCCCTTGGCCAAATATAGTCTAGATGTGTTTCTCCCATTCTCTTTTGAAGTTCGTACCTAAAGTGTTTTACAAAAATCTTTTCTAACATGTTCAAATCTCCCAAAAAAATAAAGGAGGATGTGAGTATCTTTGTTTCTCTCGAGTACCATATATCGGAAGGGCCGAATATAGTTTGCTCAACAAAACACATCCCCCCTTCTATAATACAACGTGTAATTCCCGTCGTTTCAACATTTTTATGTTAAAATCTTTCTTTTCACTAAAAGCCTTAGTAATGGCTCTGTCGAGGTAAGAGTCCGAAACAAGTTCATAGTAATACAAGTCGGTGAAACTTGTATTATGGCGATTAGTTCGTCCTCTCGCTTGTTTGATTCTACGGTGGGAGTAATGCAAGGAATAGAAGGCTGTGTGATTGGTTGTAAAACACTCCCAGGCTTCGGATCCGCTTTCGTATTGTACCAGGTACACCCAGTTGTCTCCAACGGGTAACGGGTCGTGAGTGCGGCCATTGTGTTCCCTCAGTACAGTGATTGGTTGGAACCACTGTCTCATAATCTCCAATTCGAAATTGAAATTATAAAAGATGATAAGTCGCTTTGCCTCCTTTTGTATCTCCACCAACTTCATAATCCTAGACACGTGTGAATTTATTATTCTTCTACAAGTAAACACTTCTTGTGGAAAGTTTTCGATGGGTTTATCAGTGAATGGGTTCCATTGGGTTTTAATGGTTTTCTTTACTAATGCCTCATTGTAATCCACGCTTATCCTTATAACGTGGGATTTTGTATGGCGTTTAAAAACCATTAGGACAAAGATTGTATCTCTAAGCTTTCTTAGCTTTGGTACATATTGATATCCTGTAATCTTAGGAAAAGTAACATACGGGGCATAGATAACGTGTTCGCGTATAAATGCCGTTCGATTTTTATAGTAACCATTAGCTACGAAGACGGGTATCAAATCCATCCAAGTATCTGCTGGTGTTGCTGACAGAAGAATCCATTTGTTCTTCTTAGTAATCTTAAGAAAGGACTTTACCCAAGCCCCGGAGCCAACAACTCTTTGTTCATCGAATATGAAGAAGGCATTAGATACACCAACATACTTCTTTATGTTATTCCAAGAATCAACCGTAAGCTGAGAGACCTCAAGCTTTTTCGCTTCTTTTATCCAATCGCCCTCGTTTCTTTTTTTAGCGGTTGTTATAATGTAAAGGTCCAAGGGATCTTCTCCTCGAACCTTTACATAATAACTAAGGGCCGTCAAAGATTTGCCAGATCCGGTACTACCTACAAGAACGGATCCGTTAGACAATTCATGAAGGGCTTTTCTTTGATGATCCCAGAGTTCCATAATTATCGCTCGTCGGGTTCAAACGGGGGAGATCCTTGCGCGTATTCCGCCCACTTTGTATCGAGGTGATTTTCTTCAATAACCACATACATGGTTTGGGCGTAGGCCTTTATTCCCTGTTTTCCATTGACATCCCAATGATAAGGGTTTATAATTATATCAGCACTTTCAATTGGAAGAAGGTCAAGCATATCAACCGTTCTCTCGTCCAGCGGGATTGCCCTTTTATGCACCGTCGAAACCTTATAGATTCGTGGCGGCTGACGAGAATTATAATTCACCTTGACTGGTAAATGATACGCATCAATAGTTCCTTCTTCGTTCTTTAGTGGTTTCAATGCCCACCCCATATTAAGAAGTTCTTTTGCCTGAGCAAGATCGTCAATCAGTACACTAAAACCCCTAACGCCGGCTTCATTGTATGTTCCTTTCTGTCCCCTGAAATTAGGCCAGAGAATTCGATATCCTTCTAAATCTAAACGTTCCATGTTAATCTCCTAGGAATATTGTTGGATCACCAAACTGGGCGATCTTCTCTAACGATTCTTGAACAGCCGCCTCGAAATAGGATTCGTCTATATCTCCTTCTTTTTTTAATTCTTTTACTACTTCGGCGGGTAACCATCGGTATCCTTTAGTTCCTATTACCGCATATTTCTTGTCTCCTTGCACTCTATATAGGGTTCCACCAGAGGTTTTCATTGGGCAGAACCTGCCGACCCGTCCCACAAAAGACATGCTCTCGTCTTCCATCTCTATATAGATGGTTCCTTTTTTAACAGATCGGCTCTCAGTAAGGTCTTCAAACTCTATGGGTTCTCCAGTAAATAGTGTTTTAAACACATATGGCTGAGCAAAACGGGCCCCTACGGCATCCCATTCGCCGTTCAATTTACCAACAAGAACGGCCTTATCAATCAGAACCATCTTATCATAAACCCCCTCTATACCAAAATCATACCCGTACTTTTTGCCAAACTCTTTAACAAAACCAATGTCGGCCTCGTCATAATCGGCTATCTTTACAGAATCTGTCTTAAAGTGAATTGGCTTACAACCCCTCTCCTGTAGGGCGTGTTTTAAATCTACCATAAATAAAGCGCCACGCTTAGCCACAACATTATCTCTATTACGTATATCCCTAAAGGGATTATCAAACGACGCGGCGGTAAATCCATAAACAATATTCAATGCAATCTTAAGCGCATATGACAGGTCATTTAGACTCGACGACCCCTGTATGTGGGCCTTAAGTGCGCCGTCAAACATTGCTTCGGCATCTTCTAATTTGCCTTCTTTAATAGCGATACGAGCCGCCTTTAACTCCGAGTATCTTTTGGTAAACGGACCGAATAGATTCATAACCTCTATAGATGTTGGGTGCATAGAAGCGATGTCCATGTATAACACTCTGTTATACATTCCCGGTTCCGCATATACATAACCCCCTTCACCAACCTTTTCGTTCCGGTACATACTGATTCCGCCATCATAGACATATCCAGGAAACTCTTCTTCTAAATGAGGATACTCAAATAGATTCTTCTGATCTCGTCGATTACCAAAGATTATTCGTGAGGTATGCGACATTGTAGAGTCATTAACCGACAGTCCACTAAGTTCCGCTAGTATTTGACGGGCATGATAGTCTTCAATAAGGTGCTTATGAACCGCCTCTGTTGAAATCACATCATTCTCACAATACTTAGCGGTCACTTCCCAGAGATCTTCATGTAATGGCTCGTCCCAATCCACTTCCATTTCTGAGTGAAAAATCCCAAGATCTACTTGCCATTTTTTAAGACTCTGTTTGGTGGTTGCATAATCATATATGTCTGTATAAGATATACCATACGCCTCTCTAAAAAACACATCTCTATCTCCATTTATTATACGTTTGCTAATACCATAAACCTGTTCAACGCTAAAACCAAGATAGCGTGCATACAGAATATGGTTGTCATAACGACGATTATTAAACCCGACCAAACGGGTCTTCATAAGCATCTCTATATCATCTGGAGTTGGATCGAACATACGAACCACGTTATCAGATCCCTCATACTTCCAACAAACAATAAGAAGATTACGAAAGACCTCAACATCAAAGAACACTAGCCGCTCATCTTGCGGTTCTTCTATCTCTTCCGGTTCGGTATGATCTGATACATATTTCATAGTAAGCGCCTGTTGAATACAATGATGCGCATTGTTGGTGCTGTTAGAAGCAAAATTAACGATAAAGGGACGAAGATCGCTGACATCATAACGCAAACCGTCTCTATATGCCTCTTCTAATATGTGGTGTATAAAATCTACACTTGGTTTAGTCGCCGGATGTATCTCCTTGTTAAGATTCCGTAGGATTAGGGTCCTAAGATTCTTTTCATTGGCGATAGTTTTATTACTAACCATATCTTTCCCCTTGGGTTTTACTGGTAATCCACTATTAATTGTTGTTATAACATGATCGTTACACGTAGTTAATCTCCTTCTAATTGAGAATTTACCTATCGGTTTTAATATCTCAATATCGGGCTCATATATCCTGCTTAGCTCTTCAATATCCCCCTCATAATAGTAATGTAGGTGTAAGCCAAGCCCACTCTTGCTGGGCTCAGCATAGGTGGGTGGAAACTTTCGAGCCGCTTCAATATTTAATGCTAAGGACTTTTCCCCTTCGGCATTCTTTTTATCGAAGTCTAATGTTATCAGGTTTTCTTTGGGCAACACGTAGTGCAGTTTTTCCGTGTTAATGTCTGCCAATGTGGTCGTGACATCATCCCATTTGTATTTGGGTGGTCCTCCAGTAGAAGCGGATTGTGCTGGGCGATCCGCATGTTCTCTATCAAAGACTGACGGCTGTACCGAGAGGGCAAGCCAATCATACACGACAGGATCTCCTTTTTTGATGGAGGCCTTTTCTTCAAAGACATCTCTGTTAAATCCTTTATAGACGGATCTCACTTGGATACCGTCTATCCTTGTAATAGCATAAAACTTGCGCCAATAATTTTTCAACTCATCCCTAAAAGCATGCCTTGCCAGTTTTCGGGTAATGCCCGTCTCCTCGCAAAACTGCTTATACATAGTCCACGCTCGGCTCAAGGTTACCATATCTTCACGGACGAACTCAAGATAATACTCATCAATAAAATTGAAGAATATGTTAGTCCTATACATCATGT